GGATATACGTCATCGCCAAGCGCGAGCCAGTTACGGATTTCTATACACTTGTCGGTGAGATACCCTGGCATTATGCCCGTCCCCGCCAAACCCTAAACGCTGCATTTTCAGGATCGTTGAGCCACTTGGCCCAGTCATTCTGATCCCATTGCTCGCGATTAGCTCGTTCCGCGACGGAAACCGGGACCCCTCTGGCCATCAACTTATTGTTGGACCGGGTGGGGTGCAATTCCCTCATGACCTTGTTATTCTCGATAGTCTGGGTCATGTCTTGTTCGGTATAGACGTGGACCGTTTCCGGGTCCGTGTCCTCCCAAAGCATAGTACGCTTTACAGCTCCATCATTTCGGTAGACAACTTTCCGTTCCGCCATAGTAGCACACCTTCGAGTTCATGTCAAGTTGAGACATAGTGTTCAGTCACCGGGTATCATATGAGGGTAATATTTGAGTAATTCTTCGTATGTTTTTTGGTCAGTAGTAGATGCTACATTATTCATAACATCTTCCCAATTATATCTTTTAATTGGCTCTTTTACCCCGCGTTCCTTAATCCATTCCTGTCCTTTCTCCGAAAATCTAGGAACAACTTGTTCCGGATCAAGGGCCATAAAAGAATCATATCTACGAGTATTGGCACTATGAGGATATTGAACTGAATCATGTCCTCTATCCCGCAACATACCAAAGAAATTATCTTCCCACTTACCGGGTTGCTTGGCTGCGTTTTCAAAATCGTCGACTAAATTTTTGGGAATTTTTCCTCCCCATTCTCTACGAAGCGCCAAATTATTAACCACCATATCCGGGTCTTTCCATAACACCGGATTAAGTGGATACCTTAGCGGGTTTTGAAAATCACCAACAACTGGCATGGTTCTAGGAGCGGATGAACTTAATGTCATCCCCTTTTCCATGGTGAATGGGTATAGCCCCGCGTTATTGGGATCAACCGAAATATGTGTACCTATATCGTTGTCCGTCTTTTTGAATTTATCAAATATTTCTTTATTGGCAGTAGCGTGGTATCCGCCAGTAACCGGTCTAATTGCGCCAGAACCAAAAGCGACCTCTCCCGCCTTCATCGGAACGCCAGCAAGTCCTACACCCATTGGAAGCTGGGCAGCCTCCACAACAGGCTCAGGATTATAAACCCCCTCCGTGCGCATCGTTTCCGATGCTTCTAACGCTTTTTGGGGTATTTCTGCTGTATGCTTCGCCGCACCAACGGCAAAATCTTTTACTTGACCCGCCGCCTTGGAGGGATCATCGTAAGCATCTTTGAACCACTTTGCGACAGTGCCGACGTCTCCAGCGATACCACTGGTTACGTTTGTAATAGCATCAAGTACACCAAGCGGTTTTTTCCGCCGTGGCCCGTCCATTTCATTTTACTTTGCGGACGAACTTACCACGCTTTTTATCAGCTGCGTTGAAGTCCTTGGCAACTCCGGTCGGAATACCGACCTTTTTAGCAAATGACGGGTTATGAGCCGCCGCTTGCATAGTCTTCGCCTGCTTCTTTGATTTAGATGGCATCGTACCCTCCGAGGGAAAGCCCGCCCCCGAAGGGGCGGGAGTTGGTGGCCGCTCGAAATTAAGGGTTCTTAGGCCAGTCGTTGCCGCGCTTGTCCTGATCGCTGGTTGTAACTTCCGGCGAAGCTGGAGCACGCGAGGCAGCAACTTGGGCTGGGTTCATCAGCGTCGTGATAACCGCACCCTGCTTGATGCCATTCATCAGAACGTGCGCGAGAGGATTGCGCATTTCGACGCCCCACTCGCACAGGATCATTCGGGTATCTGCGTCACCCGTCTTCGCGAGGGGGTACTGACGGAAGTTCCGATAGAACGCGGTGGCGAGGAAATCAGCGTCGAGGATAAGGCCGACGTCTGCGGGCATCCACAGCGAAGGCATCACCTTGACCCGACCGAAATCAGTAGCGATAATATCAACCGTCGCTACCACTTCGGTCTTGCCGACCATGATCTGGGTCGAATTACGACCGTCGAAAGTGCTGACAGTCCGCTTAATTCCCGGAGGAACTACCCAGTTGTCAGGGTGGGCACCGTTGGTGTATGCTTTCTGCATGGCATCGCCCAGCATCTGCTCGGTAAGAGCAACCTGGGAAGCACCAGCAACTGCAGCAAATGCGTCGGTAGCCAGAACCGGTAGACCGGCGGTAACGCCGATAACCGCGCCAGCCGCCGCACCAAGGCGATCCTTCGCTCGACCGATCCAGTGGCAGATCGCTTCGGTCTTGCGGGGTGTACCCGGATCGGCACCATCGTCACGGGGTTGCCGGGACGACATGATGGATTCCATGTCCGACTTGAGGACCTTGGAGGCCATCGCCATCTGGTGACCAAGTTCCGATCCCTTGCCCGCTGCATCCGCCGCTTCCTGCGAACCAGAAACGGTCGCATCGCGCTTGGAGATCTGGGCGACATTCGTCAAACGAACGGTGGGGGTGGAATTCGATCGAACGTTGTCGAAACCTTCGATCTGGGCGTTGTTCGGATCAACGTTCGGCAGGTTTTCGGTCTGCCAGTCGAAAGTCCGGTTCTTGGCGTTGCGCCGCCGAGACATCGACATAATCGGTGTATCGAACGGATCGATGTTGTAGATGGAATTCGAAAGGTCCTCGCGGTTTCCTTTCGCCTGATAGGTGGTATAAGCACCTGAGATGATAGGCATGGATTATCCTCTTGCAATGAGTTGATCAAACACTACAGCCGCGTCGTCAATGCGGCCAGTGCGGTTGAGTCGTTTCATTGCCGAGCTGACATCCTTTTGGGCCGTGCGCTGCTTCGCGCTTCCCGCCCCCGGTGCGATCGGCTTGTTGACGTTCTTTACAACCGGCTTCGGCTTAGCAGCCATCATTCGGTCGTACTTTGATGCTTTCAGGAGAACCTGGAGCATCCTGCTGTCGTACACTTGCGACAACTCTTCCTCGGAGAACCCCAGAGTAAGGCCCGTCCTGCGCATTGACTGCAGGTCCTTAGCCTTCTTTTTCGGGTCCGACCAATTTTTGCGGTTCGCAGCATCGAATTTAGCACTTTCCTCTTCTGCGAATGCCGCCAGCTGAACCGAATTGGAATCAGCTACTTTCTTCTGAGCCTCTGTCATTTTTCCGCGTAGTTCCTCGCGGAATGCCCTGGTCTGCTCGTAATACTTCTGAAGGCTACGAGCCTGCTCCGGATTCTTTTTGAATTCCTCGTCCCAATCTGGCTCTTTCGGGATCATCTTATCCATGTGCGCTTGCATTTCCTTCGCAAGGCCCATAGAGTGTTCGTAATTCTGAACAGCATCGGCAGCGGCGCGGCGAACTATCTTTTTCGCCTCGTCCAGCTGGTTCATTCGTCGATGGAAGGTCTCGGTCCTTACGTAACCCTGGAGAGCTTCTTGGAGGGATACCGTAACGGGTTCCCCGTCGACGGTGAGTTCGACCTCACGTTTGAGAAACTCAGCATCTTCTTTCGACGTTTCTTCGTCATCATCGGGAAGTCCGTCATCGGATTCGGGATCTCCTTCATCCCCGGCGTCTCCGTCAGATTCGTCCCCATCTCCATCGTCGTCGTCGGATTCTTCTCCATCGTCGTCAGCTTCTTTGTCTCGCTTGCGAGGACCCCTTGGATCGGTCTTATCTTTTTCAGCCTTATCTTCATCGACTTCATCCTCGTCGTCACCGCCGCCCCTTGCGTCGGTATCTGGGTCTAGCTCGCCAACGTTGCCGAACAGAACTTCTGAAGGACCGGAATTGTCTACACCCTTGCCGCCAGTTTTCTTAGCGACAGTGTTGGGATCACCGTTGATAACTGCCTCGAATGCAGCTGCGGCTTTGTCAATTCCTTCGGCCATTATTTAGCCCCTTTATTAAATTTATGACGCATCTTGCGATCGTCAATATACTGCTGTAACTGACTTTGGATTTCTCGGACAGCCTTCATAGTAGCATGGGCTGTACTGGCTGTCAAGCTACCAACGTCTGCGTTTAACAGTATTCCAGTAGCCCTGGAATATACGTCGTCGATCGCCGATATAAATACCGGATTATTCAATAGCACTTCCGCTTCCGTAGCCCGCTCGTCTGCTTCGTAGTCAGACAGGGGGCGGTTCTGTTCCGGGTGGAGCGGCACTTGCATTACCTTCCTGCAATAATGGCTTGGTTATGGATGGAAAAGGAAGCGGCGGAGGCGGCGGATTAACCTCCGTAGCAGTATTTTCAGCCTTGAATTCTTCTTCATTGACGTCCACAGCGAATTGAGCCTCGATCTTAGCTGCGTCCAGAATACCCTTGACGATCATCTCGTCGCGTCGGAAGTCGTCGTCTACGCGGAGCTTTCGATCGTTGTAGTTGGACTTGCTGATCTCAGTTGCCATCGTGACGCGGTTCTTTTCCATCTGCGATTGTGCGAGGATGGTCGCCGCATCCGGCTCTTTCGGAGTGCTCGCGATCTTTTCGACAGTAGCCTTGTCAATTTCACGATAGTACCGCCCCACATTCTTCACATTGGCGATGGCGAGAATATCCGAGAGAGTGTTTCGGAACTCCTGAACGCCACACAGCGGGTTCTCTACGCCGAATTGGGTCATAACCGCCGTCTGCGTGGCCTTGACGTCTTGCAGAACCATCAGCCGGGTCATGTCCGAACCCTTCCCAAGGGTCGGGTTGATCGAAATGCGCATGGAGGGGTCGTAAGTAGACGGGTTGACTTCCGTCCACTTGCCACGGAGCTTAATGGTGCGCTGCTGATTGGGGTTATTAACTATTTCGCGCAGCAGCCCCTTGAAAAGCTGTTTCATCCCGGTTTCGGCCAGAATGCGAGCACATAGTTCGATGCGTTCCTGCGCCCCCTGAATAATTGCATCAACGCCGTTGGCATTAGTGGACTGCAGAGCCCTCGCGTCGATGCCCTTGGAGGCATCCGAAATGCCCGTGCGGGCTTGGCGGAGCCGCTCCATCACCTCGAACATGCTGAAAACAGGTTGACCAACGAAAGTGTGGGCAATCGACATCACGGCGGAATTCGGATCGCCGGTAGTTCTAATAGGAGCGCCAATCTCGTCGTTCAACACGTCGTCGGTATTGGTGATGGTCTGGTTGAATACCGTTCGGGGCCAGATCGACTGCGCCAGCGAATCCAAGGACCCCCGGAGCATATTCGTCTTGATGGTCTGGATATCCTTTACCAGATCAGCTGGAGTATCGCCCACCAGAGTATGAGGTTCAGGATCAGGGCTCCATACGGCGAAATTAGGGAATTGAGCAACCTCATCATAAAGGATGTGATGCTGGTCGCCAATGGTGTGGATTTCGCGTAGCTCCGCAATGCCATCACCATCCTTATCAATCCGGATAAAATAACAGCCATAGCGAACGTCCCATGCGTCTGAGACATCCCCCTCGTCTAGGCCCCGGTTCCGGAAAATACGATCCATGTTGAAGTATTCGCCGGACGCATTCATATAAGTAACTAAGTCGTCTAGTTCGTACCCCTGTTTGACTAGTTCTGATATATTTATTACTTGGTCATGCCCGATCAGCGGGGCGTTGTCCACATCCTTTGCCTTCCGGGATATCCGGAACTCGTCCAACGGCACGGACATGATCCTCTGGATGGGTTTGGACTTGACAAATTTCACTCGGAGTGAAGCCAACGTCCCCGGTTGCCCCGGCTTGGCATCCAGCACTTCCATCTGCGGGTTTTCTTGCAGCAGGAACTGCATTTGCTCCTGCGTCACGTTGTGAAATTCCTGCTCCGTCACTTCCTCTTCGTTGTCCGTCCACCATCGCATTACCCCCGCCTTACAGCGTAATGCATCCTTCATAATATCATGAAGTATGAGAAATCCCGGGTTGTCTTCCAACAGGATGTAGTTGAGGTAGTCGGTACACTGGAGAGCCATTTCTTCTTGGCCCTGATGGTTCGGTTCACAATTCGCAACGCGTTCAGAACTAGTAAAAATGCGAATTAGTGACGGGAGGACCGCCATAACGGTGTCGCGGAAGTCGGTCGATACCGCCGTGGATTTACCTTCACCTTCCGGCGCGGGCGTTTCGCCGTAGAAATACTTAAGGTTCTCCTCGCGACCGGGGCCAAGTACGCTCTCCTCATAAGCCATCGCGTCGTCGATCATTGCACGCACGGTGGACTGGTAAACAGTATCGTCGCCTTCCTCCCCGGTGTTTATGCCGGACATAGCGCCAATATCAGTATTATCGAATATACGCTCGATATCCTGCCCGTTCGCCGTCCCCTCTGGGATCGGCATTCCGGGGGTATGGTAATTCATGACAATCTCCTAGCTGGCCCGTTGGACATGCGCTTGAGATTTCTACGCAGCGCGCCTTCGCCTATACCAATCACGTTAG